GTTGGAAGGTAAAGTCACGGGCACCGTTGTATTCCAATGCAGCGGCGCGTGGAGCTAAGCAATGACTATTCTCGATAAATCCGGTATTCTCGCTACTACAGTTCGGTCCGTGAAGTTGGTTCGCATTCCTGAATGGGATGGCGAAGTTTACGTGCGTCAAATCACTGGACTGGAACGAGACGAAATGGATATGGCTGGCGCAGATCCCGATACGATGCGTGCGACGCGCAGGAGCATGGGGGGATTCCGTGCGAAATGCGCCATATATTTTTTATCGGACGCCGAAGGCAATCGTCTTTTCCCGGCTCTAAGCGATTGGGAACAATTAGCACAACTTCATGGCAATGCGATTGATCGAATTGTCGATGAAGGGCGTAAATTTAATGGAATGACCGCCGAATCTATGGACGGGTTGGAAAAAAACTCCGAACCCGAATCGAACGGAGATATTGGTTCCGGCTTGCCCTAACGCTGGGCATGTCCGTAGCGGAAGCGCAATCTAAGATATCGGCGCGAGAATTCTCGGAATGGTTAGTCTACGCACAGATTGAACCATTTGGATATGAGCGGATGGAAATTGCACTAGCCATAGCCGCCAGCGGCCTGGCAAATTGTTGGGGAGCCAAGACGAAGCCGAAGGATTTCATGCCGGATTATCAGCCGAAACAGCGAAAGACCGAAGAACAGATGATTCAAATGTTAGATATGTTGGCACGTCAAACAAAGGCAGTTTCATAAATGGAAAAGCGAACAAAAACGAAAATTAGCGTTTCACTCCTAAATGACAAAGACCTTATTCTTGCATTGAAGGCATTGCCAAAACCGATACAAACAGCTTCGGCTCGCGATGCCTTAAAGAAATCGGTTACGCCGATATTGAGATCGGCTAAACGAAATGCGCAAGCAATCAAAGATACCGGGTTGCTTGCAAAAAGTATAGGCCATAAAGCGAAAACGTATCGCGCAGGACTCGTTACAGTTCAAATTATCGGCCCGCGAAAAGGTTTCAAAAAAGCAGTTATTCGGAAATTCAAACTTGCCACCGGGCGAATTATCGAAAAGCACGAAATTGCAGATCCAGCACATTATGCGCATCTGGTCGAATTCGGAACCCAAGGGCATAGTTTAGGTGAGGATTCCAGTTTACGGAGAGGAATGAAAATGCAATTCGGCGGAACGCAACATCCCGGTACGAAACCGCAACCCTTTATCCGGCCTGCGTATGACGAGAATTACCAATCGGCTATTGGAATTTTCAAAAAAGAGATTCGCCCCGCAATTGTCAGAAATTGGGAAAAAATGAAACGGAAGATACAACGAAAACTCGCCAAGAAAAAAGGGTTGATTCATGGCTAACATCGCAGAATTAGCCATTCAACTGACCGCGCGAATAGATGGATTCGTAAGCGGACTCAATGCGGGCGCTTCACATGTTCAGAAATTCGCAAAGCAGATCGAAGCCACGTCTAAGCGGACAGCAGAGATTATTCCGCACCGAACCATCGCTCGTTTCACATCATTGAATAGTTTGGCTGCGACGGCGGCTCGTAGATTATTGGGATATGCCACGGCAATCGGCAGTGTCGTCGCTGCCTATATGGGATTGCGGGCAATCATCCGTGCGGTGCGCGATCAAATGGAATTCATGGATGCGGTCGGCAAAACGAGCGATCAATTAGGCATTCAAACAGAGGCACTATCGGCATTCATGTACGCTGCGAAATTGGCCGATGTTTCTTCTGAGAACTTGACAACAAGTCTTAGCCAAATGGCGCGGCGTATTTCCGCCGCGGCTCAGGGTACCGGGCTTGCAAAAGATGCCTTAATTGAAATGGGCATTAATGCAAAACTTCTGGCCCAATTACCTATGCATGAGCAGTTCCTATCTATCGCTGACGGCATGAGTTTGGTAGCCAATGCCGGGGATCGTGTACGGCTCACCTATGCGTTATTCGGGCGCGGCGGAATCAATATGTTGAATTTGCTCGATTCTGGACGCGAAGGTCTCGTGCAAATAGCGCAAGAAGGGGAGAGGTTTAGAGTGGTTTTTGATCGAATCGATGCGGGACAAGTA